AATAGGTTGTGAAGGTCCACCATAAACTGCACTGCCATAGACTGATGTCCCGTAGATACCCGCAACATTGGTACTATCTAAAGGATATGCAGCAGGTCTTGTTGATGTGTTTGATTCATAATCATACCGAACAAACAAGTCAGCATCGATAGTAGATTCCGGTGCATAGTTTATATTAACACGCTGCATGTGTTTACGAACACCCGGATCGCCCATACTCAAATCTGGGCTTCTGTACTTTGCGTTTATAAGGGTGCCATCAAACGTGTTGCCCTTTTCTTGCCTATAAACATACCCGTCAAAACCGCCGTGTAAAACAATAACGTCACCATCTTCAATCACAGTATCTGCACAGGCGGGACGTATGCCTTTCATCGTAGAAAACTCAAAAGCCTGTCCTTTCATCACTGCAATCACACCTATAGTCGCACTAGCTATACCTGTGGATTTTGAAAAGAATATTCTGTATTGCGTTTTATCGGGTATGACCAAAGAGACAAACGCACTAGCATCATCAAGATTGTCCCTAAATAATTGTTGTACATTACTGCTTATTGTTCCCAACTCAACGTCACCAATACGAGCAGTACCAGCAACTGTGCGAAGTCCGTCTGGACCCAAGAATACTAAGTCACCTGCAAATTCAAGAATACTAAAGCCATTTATGCAGCCTATGTTTCTTGTTACAGGAGTTATTGCAAAGTCTGCTTGTGAAGATCCTGATAGCCTAAATATTCTGTCTTTACAAAATATAAATAAGTCACTTCTAAAAACTTTCAATCCGGTTATTTCGTCATCAACTCGTATGCTACCAGCACCGGAAGCAGCGGAAAAATTTGTTTCATCAAACGGGACACTAAATACAATTTCTTGTTTATTAGTTGACATCCCAGCATAGAACATATGTTCTTTGAATGCCACCACAAACTTTGCACCGCCCACTGTTGGGGGAAACAAGTCTAATACAATATCCCCTATAGCATGATCTGCCGCAACACTACTAGAAGTTGCTCGTGTAACACCTGTAAATGTAGTAGCAGATTTACCAGTGTATGTGAATGTTTCAGACCCTATAAGCAAAGAACCGGAACTATTAAATGCAGAGGTATCAACTACCGTTAGTGTACCAGCACCTGTCATGCCTGTGCCAGAAGCTGCTGCAACTAACAACTGTGTAGATTGACCCGTTCCACTGGCTGGTGAAATGTCTGTGGCTGTTAACGACGCATTGAATACTGTTGGATTGTTTGTTTGATCAACTACTATTATTTTGTCGTTACCATCAAAATTGTATTTCTCAAAATTGTATCGTGCAGCGTTGGTTCTTCCTGTATCTCTAGCTGTCCACGTTTCTGAAACTACATCTGTAACCGCATGATTGGCTGCTGTCGTGCCACCCGTCGCTCTTGTTACGCCTGTAAATGCACCTGCAGATTTACCAGTGTATGTAAATATTTCCGAATTTATTTGAATTGTGCCACTAGCACTAAACCCTGATGTGCTATCGACTGTAATAGTTCCCGCTCCTGTCATAGCTGTAGTGGATACTATTTTTATTGATAACTCTGTCGAAGCGGAGCTAAATATTTTTTCTCCTCTAGCAGCTAATACAAAGTTATTAAACTTGGTTGACAGAAGCACAGCCTCTGATGAAACGTTTGTTTCAGGTACAATTTGATTTACAAGAGGTCTAAAACCCAACAGCCGTTTGTATCCACCACCTACATCTGGCTCAAAGTTTTCCAACTCAAGTGCCTGACCGGGTTGCATAATGAAGGTGGACCTGTTTAGCACAAGACCCCCCTCACAGTTGAATGATAACGGGGATACACCCTGAAGTTCTAAATCAGGCATACTACACTGCTCTCATATAATCTTTTCTGTTTAGTAACTCGACTCGCATACGCTTCAAGTTATCTTCGTATTCTTTTAATGCAAATTGTGCCGTCTGTGTATCAGAACGGAACATGTAAGTGTAATACTTCGCCCGTGATACTATTACGGGTTCAAACCGTGTGGGTATGATGCTTGTGTCTGTTGCTGCAGACAAAGCAGTATTTGTTACGTAATAATCAAACTCAAGAGTCCTGTTGCTTGTATCAGGTATGGGGGTCAGACCAATTTCATCGTTGTACGTTGTGTACACGAATTGAGGATCACCAAACTTGTCCACATCTGCTTTGGAATCTCGTTCTCTAAATCGTTCTGTGTATTCTTCGTATGAAAGATACTTCAAGGGTACAGGATTTAGATTTTCACTAAGCGTTACAAGCTTTACAAATGCGGCACTTCCTGCAGCCTCTGTAAAACTAACAAAATGTGTTGTTGCTGTTGCTGTAAAAGTTGTTTCAGTAAGCAAAACTTCGTTAGCGTTAGTTACAGTGAGTGTACTAGACTTCGTTTGTGCTGCTCCTGCACTCGTTCCAATTTCAAGCGTAAGGGTGGCTCCACTTGTCTGTGTTAATACTGTATACGAACGACCTACTATTAAATCTGATATTTCTTGAGTAGCTTCAGCACTGGTGAGCAAAAGTGTATTACCAAATTTTGTGCTTGCAGCGGGTGTGCCACCTACTGTTGTCCACCCTGCTATGCTTGAAGTGCCATTTACTTCATATGTCCCATTAGTAATGTAGTTCTTTGGTTGCAAGAACATGTTGTCGTAGTCTACATACTTCAGCGTGGTTGCTATTGAAGCATGGCTGTAAAGAGCCTTACCTGCAATTACATCTACAGAACCCTTTGCATGAGTAAAAGGCCAGTTTAAATCAGAATTAATAATATCAGATATTGCGCGGTTTATATAATCTTTTACAGTAGTTTGAACACCACGTGATGCAGCAAACGTAGCAGAAGTTAGTTCGACTTCGTTCATGTCTCGTAGAACTAAATTCGTTAATTGTAGGTACGTACTAGCCATCTGGTTTGTTGCCTTTTAACTTAAATCGTTTTATGCCGCCCGGTAAGTCTTTAATTCTTACTAAGTTATCTTTACGGTAAATAACTCCACGTGACGTATGTTTTATTATTAGCGTGGATCGTTTAGATCGAGTATTTGTCTGTGCTTTTTCCAAAACCAGTTTCCAATACTAGTAAAGGGTCTACCGCAGTACAGCAAACCCCAACCAATGTACTTAATCAAACAACGTTTCATACCTGTCATCTTCAAAGTTTTCCAACGCTTCCAATTTACCATTTGCTTCATCCCAATCTTTAAGAGCCTTATCAATTTCTGCAAGCAAGTCAGGGTGTTCACCGATAGCTGCCGGATGAAAGAAGTAATTTTTAATAACGTATTCCGCACTTTTCTTTTGTCCTTCATATCTGTGCTTTAAAGCATCTATTGCAAGCTGTTTCATAATTTCTCCCTCTAAAAGTATTATAATCTAAAAACTTTGTTTAGTCAAGTTATTTTGGGAGAAACACAATAAATGCAAAGAACAAACCTATCGCCACTGCTATAATTAAACTAATTAACGCGGATTGTTTTAGTCCTTCTATCATTTCCTCGTGTTCACGTCTTGCTTGTATTCTAGCTTTCCGTTCTTCTTCTTTAGCTTGTTGTATGCGTCGTGCTCGTTCATCAACTATGCTTTGCCACGTGCCGGGACCAAATCGCATATCTATCATAGTTCGCATTTCTTGAACTTGTTCTTGTGCAAGTCGTGCATCTATAATTTCTTGTGCAACAGACTTGATACCAAACTGGTCACCTACACCAACACCAGACTTCTTAGCCCTTTGTTGTTGTACTTGTTTTTCACCAGTTAAAAGATTGTCAATGTGCCCCGCAATTTCACCAACATCTTTTGCTGTTCCAATTGCAGATTTTATCCCGTCTACGGCACTCTTTACTAAAGCAATACCCGCAAGGGTTTCTGCAATCATCTCTGTTCCTCATTGGTTGGTTAATTATTCGCACTTATCTTTTCCTGCACAGTCTTTGGGATAACAATGCACTTGCATAGAGTAGTAGTCATTTTTGTAACTAGCTGCCCATTTATCATCTTGTAACATATATTCACATTGTTTTTCAGTCATAGGTTCTTGTAAGGCAAGTTGTCCTATATAGTGATCTGTAACACCATCACTCCCCCACATACTTATGACCATTATCCACTCTTTCATTATGCTGCCAGTGCAGGGTTACTAGCATCCACCTGCATCCACTTAGACCATTCATCATAGTAGTGGCGCATACCTACTTCATCATGGATGGTGCCGTTCTCGTGTCGTCCGTGTAGAATATTACGGGGTTCGGTTCCCTCACGCATTGTCGTGCCCTGACCAGCTACGCCAATGAGGTCTTCATGTAAGTTCCTGCCAAACGGTCCCCATATAGAGTTGTGATGTTTGATACGAGTGGCACGTTCTTGAGGTGTGTCTTTTTTAAGACCATACCCACGAAACTCAATAAGAACCTTGTTTGGCCCAAGAGGTGTAACGCTATCGCTTCTATAAGCACTACCCCGCAAATTAAAATTAAATCCGGGGAATAAGTCCACCATGTACCATTGATTGGGTGGGAGATTAGGGAAACTAAGCTCTCCTCTATCCTCAAAGCCATCGTACTCTTCGTAGTTGACTGTGAAGCTGCTGACATTAACATGTCCATTATCAAATGGTATGTTCTTTCTAGCAAAATACTCATCATTGAACCCTGACACCCGATTGAAGTAGTGCATGAAATCGTGGTAGAACTCGCTGTTAGTATCGTGCCACAGTTTGTAGTTTGTATTTATTACGGCCTTATGGTAGTGAAACACTTCCATTTCTTCTGCATCTATTGCATCAGCTATGCAATCAAACGCACCTGCTGTCCATTCGTCTACGCTTTGAGTTGGATTGGGGTCTAATGTAACCCAGACCATGCCACCATGCTTGACCTCACTATGCAGAGGTTTTTCTACGGTAGCAAAATCATAGGTAATATTTCCAGCAGGTTTACGATGGTCAATATCGTTAGTATTATAATAAGCCTGAACATTCTTACCGTCTATGTTAATTGCAATAACTCTTTTGTCTGCAATTCGTGTAGTCCTATAATCACCCTTGTTTCGCATCTCACTGATGTGACACATAGGAACCCATACTTTAGAAAATATGTTTTCTTGTTCTTGTTCATATAAACTACGATCAGAATATATAAGAGAGTTTATGTGCTCTACTTTAGGTTTCTTTATCCAGTCTCTATGGTTACGTGGGGGCATAGGTTACTCTACGATCTCCAATATCTCACCATCTTTTACTTTTACTTTTAGTTCTTTGCATGACCACTTTTGGTCAAAGTTGTTGGTTGGGCCTACATTACGTTTTATTTTACGCCGCACTGACAGGCATTCGGATAAAGACTGGTATGGTGTATACTCTACTTTTTCCCCACCCATTACTAACAACAATACAAAGGTAAGTTCAACCATCGCCGTTTCTCAGTTTTTCTATATTCTCTTCTAGGTTCGTAATACGCTTCTCGTAAAACTCTAGCGTTAGTTTTTGTTGTTGGTCGTAGGGAGCTTTGCCACTTTCTATATCGGTTTGCAATTTTTCTAATTCACCCGCAAGATGCTCTATTAGCATATATTGCTCACTGTCGGCTGGCAAGCTACCCATGTCGCCACGAGGCCACTTTATACGGAACTCTGTATTCTGTGCTAAATCAGACTCCATCATGGTGATGTTAGTTTCTATCTGATTCAAGCGTTCGATAATACCAAAGTACGCCCATGTTGCCACAGACGCTGCAGCTACCATGCTTATTATGTTACGTAATGGTAACGCAACTTCCGTGTTTTCATTGACTCTCGTTGGCATCAGCTACTACACAAAAGCATTTATCATTTGGTTTTTCAAAACCGTGCTCAGTT